GCAAAGGATGACGCGACACCGCTGCAACAGCTTATGGACAGACTGCGTGTTTCAGAGCCTGAAGAAGCCGAACGGATTGTACCAAAGATACTGAAGGTAATGGAGTCCTTGCCGGAACTGCAACGGGTCAACTGGCACAAGCAGGTGCGTGACGTGATGCACTGGAACGCGGCAGAGTTCAAGGCGATTCTGAAGGACTTGCGTGAAGGCTGGAAAACCGACCTTGATAATGGATTCGGCAAGTTCAACCCATACCGGTACATCTACCTTGCCCCGCGAAATGAGTTCTACGACATTCACAGCGGCATGACGCTGGTGCCGCGTGGCCTGGACAATAAGTACATCACTGAAACAGGTGACGAACCCGCCAGCCGCCTGCTGCTGCTGAGTGTGCCGACTGAATTAAGTGTGGCTGACCGCCTGGGCTGGAACCCCGTCAGCGTGGAACCGCCAAAGCGTGAACAGATCATCTATGAAGATGAAGGCAAGCGCATGGTCAACACCTGGCGGGGCTTCGCACTGAGTCCGATTAAGGGTGACGTGTCATTGTGGCTGGCGCACGTTGAATACCTGATACCGAATCAGGCTGAACGTGACAGCGTGCTGAACTGGCTGGCGGCACTGGTGCAGCGTCCAGCAAGCAAACCGTCATTTGCCATCATTCACCGTGGCACCGCACGCAACGGTAAAGACAGCCTGTATGCACCGCTGACCATGGCAATGGGTGACGCTGCGCGTGAAGTGAAGATCAAGGACGTGATTGAAGGATGGGGTGATAACCTGTTCCAGCGGAAATTCTTGATCATCCCCGAAGTCAAACGCACGCAAGACCGCGATGCCAGCAATGAAATGAAGACTATTGTCGCACCCACGGCGACAGGTAAGCGCACCCTGAACCTGAAGGGTGGGCAGGTAGTGACGCAGGTTGACTGCATGGGCGTGCTGATGATGACGAACTATCGCAGCGGTTTCACCATTGACCGTGATGACCAGCGGTACTTTGTTGTTGACTCATGGGTGGAACCCAAGGACGCGGACTACTACAGGACGCTACAGCAATGGTACAGGGCAGGTGGTGCCGCCATGGTGTTGGACTACCTGATGCACCGTGATATCAGCGGGTTCAATCACAACGTGCTTCCGTTCGTCACCGATGGTGCGCGGGAAATGGCACAGGCCAGCCGCTACGACTATGAACAAGACCTGGAAGACTTGATAAACGAAGGCTTGCCGCCGTTTGACAAGGGTGTGGTCACCAGTAAGGCACTGAAGGCGCATTGCCGCATGTTGAACATCCGTGTAGGCAACAATGGCCTGGATACTGCAATGGAGCAAATAGGCTGGCGCAAGTTGCGCGGTGCCAAAAAGGTGGACGGACGCACGAAGGCAACACCAACGCTGTACGTGTCCACCACCGAACATGGACTGTTGACCCCTGTTGACCTTTACGACCTGTATGAAAGGGCGGTGACGACAACCCTGACACCTATGTAAAGTGAAGAAAAGCGGCCTTCCAGCCGCTTTCTTTTTGCCTGCATGTTGATAATGATTCTCATTAAGGTTACAAAAGAAACAGTAACCTTTTTTCGTCAAATGCTCAAATTTTGCGGATGCTCAAATTTTGCGGACGGACACAAAACAGGACTCAAAAGGTTACGTTTTATTCTGTAACCGAAAACATTAATGAAATCAAGGGTTTAGGGGGTCGGTTACTGGATACTTTCTTTTTCTTTAAGATCAGGAAATAAATAAATGAATAGTATTAAGTGGTTACAGTAGAGTCACAGAATAGGTTAAAGTCACAATATCAGTTGATTCTATAAAAGAAGAAGAAGGGGCGGGTTCTGTGTCTGAAACCTACCGCTGGAAATGCTTGACGGTTATTGCCCGTAAGGGTTACAGTAACCCGAACACTGAAAGGAGTGAAAACAATGTTCATGTATTCAATTGACAAGGGGGTGCCTGTTCCAGAAGTGAACCGCCGTAAGAGCAATGCACCACCGCAAAGATACCCGTTCACACAAATGCAACCTGGTGACAGTGTGTTTATTGAAGGTGCGAGAACGGACGGAAAGGAATATTCCGCCGCTAGGCGATTGGCGGCACGCCGTCAGGTGAAAGGTGTGGAATGTCGATTCACGGCACGTAATGAAAATGGCGGCATGCGGGTTTGGAGGGTGAAATGAAGTGCAGACATTGTGATGTTGAGTTTAAGCGACCCGTTGAAGTGCCGATACCGCATGACCGGTGTTCCCGCTGTCATGAGGAAATGGATGCGATGAACGAAGGCAAGAAGTATGACGCCGGTAAGCCCATGATGGAGTTGATACCGCCACACGCTGAAATGGAGCTTGCCAAGGTTCTGACGTTTGGTGCTATCAAATACGGGCCAGACAACTGGCGCAAGGTTGACCAGCTTGAACGCCGCTACATGGGCGCAGCTATGCGTCACCTGAACGCCTTCAGACAGGGTGAAACGCTTGATGCTGAAAGCGGCCTGCATCACCTGGCGCACGCAATGTGTTGCTTGGCGTTCATCATTGAAAATAAAGCTTGACGGTTGTTGTACGTTGTATCACAATGATTGTACATTCAACAAAACAGGAGTAGGCATGAAGGTGTTGTTGGCAGTAGCGGCATTCCTTGCCATCTTCGGTCTGGTGGGTACGATGGACTACCAGGATGAACTGAAGGAAGCGGTACACTATGAAGAAATGGTGTGCAACGGTCATTGGCCGAATTACAAAACTATTGAGGTGAATTGCAATGAAAACTAAGACAATCATTACCGCTGCTTTGATGGGTATTGGCCTGGGTCTTGCGCTGCTTGAAATGAAGGTGCAGCAACCCAGTGGCGTAGTGCTGCTGGTGACCGGTGCCATGTTCGGAGTTGGTCTGCACTGGTATCGTCGGGGCTTTTCGTTCAAGACGATTCTTGCAGGCATGCTGATGGCCGCTACCTTCCCAGTTGCAGCCGGTGCGGTGGTCATGGGTCAGGCATTGCTTGGTCTGATTGCCGCCATTACCCTGGGTGTGTGTTTGCGGATGGTGAAGTGACATGGCAAAGCTGACCCCCAAGCAGGAGAAGTTCTGCTTGGTGTACCTGAAAACGGGTAACGCCACAGAAGCCTACAGGCAGTCTTACAACTGCAAAAAATGGAAACCTTCGACAATTAACGAAGCCGCTTCCAGGCTTCTGAAGAATGGCAAGATTGTTACAAGGCTGGCGGAACTGAATAAAACAGCCGTCACCGATGCTGTGATGACCCGACAGGAAGCACTTGAACGTCTGACCAACTTTGCACGTACTGACCTTACTGACTTGGTAGAGTTCGGCACGTTTGAAGTTGGGCATGACGGTCAGGGCAACCCTGTGATTCAGTCAGTGTGGAAAATCAAAGATTCAGTGTTGCAAGACCCCAAAGCCCTGGCAGCTATCGCTGAACTGAATGCAAGCAAGGACGGCATCAAGATCAAGACGCATTCCCCATTGCAAGCAGTTCAGCAGTTAGCCAAGATGATGGGGTGGGAGTCTGCACAGAAGATTGACCACACCAGCAGTGACGGCACCATGTCACCTGCTGCATCACAGGAGGCAGTGCTACAGGCGCTTAGGGCGAAGCACGGGAAGAAATGACACCTGTTGAAATTGCGGATTGCAGGGCTGACCTGCTGACGTTCACACAGACAATGTTCCACGCACGCAAGGGCGTACCCATGAAGCCAAACTGGCACCAGGGTGCAATCTGCAATGCGCTGGAACGTGTCGTGTTGGGTGACATCATCAGGTTGATAATCAACATTCCGCCCCGCAGCGGTAAAACTGAACTGGCAGTTATCAACTTCATTGCATGGTGCATGGGTAACTTCCCTGAATCCGAATTCATCCATGCGAGTTATTCAAAGCGTCTGGCGACCAATAACACCTACAACGCACGCGCTGTCATGCAGCATGAAAAGTTTGCAACCATCTTTGGTGAACCTGACTTCAGGGGTGACAGTAACGCCAAAGACGAATTCAGAACCGGTGCCGGTGGCATTGTCTATGCAACCGGTGCAGACGGTACTATCACTGGCTATGGCGCTGGCGGCATGGGTGACCAGTTCAAAGGTGCCATCATCATTGATGACCCGCACAAGGCGGGTGAAGGCAGCAGTGACACAATGCGGCAAAACGTCATCGACTGGTTTAGCACCACGATGGAAAGCCGCAAGAACAATCCCAACACCCCTATCATTGTCATCATGCAGCGGTTGCATGAAAATGACTTGTCAGGGTTCCTGCTGGCAGGCGGCAACGGTGAAAAATGGGAACACCTAAACATTCCAGCAGTGGCTGATGGTGAATCATTCTGGCCTGATCAGTTCCCCATTGAAGACCTGAAGCGTTTGGAGAAGACGAACACCTACCGTTATGCAGGGCAATACATGCAGAATCCTGCACCTATCGGGGGCGGCATCTTCAAAACCAAGTGGTGGAACTTTTACACGGTTCTGCCTGTCATCAAGCACCGGCTGATATTTGCCGACACTGCACAAAAGACCAAAGAACAGAATGACTTCAGCGTGTTCCAGTGTTGGGGGCTTGGTGCTGATGACCGTATCTACCTGCTGGACATGGTGCGGGGCAAATGGGAAGCACCGCAGTTGCTGTTGCAAGCGCGTGCATTCTGGCAGAAGCATCACGGACGCAGCAGCGGCATGGGTACACTGCGCAAGATGATGATTGAAGACAAGTCGAGTGGCACCGGTCTGATTCAGCAACTGCGTCCAGGTGTGCCAGTTGAAGGCATCCCCCGCAGCATTGATAAGGTAAGCAGGGCCATGGACGTGGTGCCACAGATTGAAGTGGGTAACGTGGTTCTGCCTGACCCGTCACTTGCACCGTGGTTATCTGATATTCTGGCAGAAGCAGAACAATTTCCAAACGGGACGCACGATGATACGATTGATCCATTAATGGATGCGATACAGTGCATGCTGATAGAAAAATCAACGATCAACTACGGAAAATTACTATGAAGTTTTTAGACGGCCTAGTGAACGTGGTCAATCAGATCACCAACCGCCGCAACGTACACACTACCAACGTCATCCGCCGCAACAAGATGGATGATGCTGAAATGCGTGCGCTGCTGGTCACCGGCCTGGGTAGTAAGATTGTCCGGTTGAAAGTTGGTTACGCGCTGAATGACACACTTGCTTTTGAAGACGATGCACAGAAGGCACTGTATGACCGACACCTGAAGCGTGCGGTCAAGCGTGCTGCTAAGTTTGCCCTGGCGTTCGGTCGGGGCATTGTCGTTCTGAACGAACGCGGTGAAGACCTGCACACCCCGCGCACGCGACCAGTGGACATTGCCAAGACCCGCTTCAGTGTATTCAGTGGTGACATGGTGACCCCGCTGGACGTAAGCATTGACCTGAATGACTCACGGTACATGAAGCCAAGACATTACAGCGTCAACGGCCACAACTTCCACCACACTAGGGTGATTGACTTCACCTACGTGGAGCCAGCAGAGCAGGACGCGGCACTGTATCGGTATGGTGGCGTCAGTGAATTTGAATTGATTCGCAACCAGATTATCAATGATGGAATCGTGGAGCGTGCCAGCGGTGCCATTGTGGAAAAGAACGCCACGGTGTTCCACAAAATCAAGGGATTCAAGGAAGCATTGGCGGCAGGGCAAGACAAGGAACTGATTGATTATTACAGCATCCTGGCTGACCTACGCAGCATCTACGGTGACGGCATCATTGACGCTGAGGATGATGTAATCAGCGTTGCGCAAGCATTGACCAACCTTGCAGACGTTGACCAGATCACGTTACGCAGACTGGCACTGGTGACTGGTATCCCGCTGACAGTTCTGGTGGGTGAAGCGGTCAAGGGTCTGAACGCCAGCGGTGAACAAGAGCGCCAGACATTCCAGGACACGATTGAAAACCTTCAGTTTGACTACCTGCTTGACCCCATCACTGACCTGTTCAATGCTTGTGATATGGGTTCAGTTGAGTTTGCAGAGAATCAAGGCGGCAGTGCATTGGAGCGTGTGGAGTTTGAAACCAAGGCGATAGCGAACGCAAAAGCATTGTGGGAAATGGGCGAAGACTACCGCCGTTATCTGCGTAACAATGACCTGTTGCAGAAAGACCCGTTTGCGGAAATGTTCCCTGATGAATAAGCAAGTTGACCAGCCAAGCAGCCCACGGGCGCAAGAAAACGAATTTGAAGAACTGCTTGACTTCATTGTTGGGCAGATCACGCAGCGCTTTGAAAATGGCGTATTGAAGACCATGAACAAGGAAACGCTGAACAAGTTTGAAGATGCCGCCCCCCAGTCTGGTAACTATGCACGCATACTGTTGCGTTTATCCAACGCAGTGCGGCGCAAGATTCAGCGTCAGTTCAACAATGAACGCATTGAAGCCATGGTGGCTGATATCCTGCGAAAGACTGACCACCGCCAGCAGCAGCAACTGTATGCCGCCGTTGAAAAGGCAATAGGCATCAACAGCAAACAACTGCTGGCGCGTGAAGGAATGAAAAGCACAGTCAATGCTTTGATTCTGGAAACTACGCAGTGGGTGAAGAAGTTGCGTGATGAAACAATGGAACACTTCACCAACAACACGCTGCACGCCATGACCAACGGTGACAGCCTTGAAACCATCATGAAGCAATTCAAGGGTGTGGCTGAAACCCGCAAGGGGCATGCCAAGTATCTTGCACATAATCAAATCCAGAACTTCAACAGCGTTACGGCCAAAGTCAGGGTGCAGAAGCTTGGAGTAGTTGAAGCAATATGGGAAACGGCTGGTGATGACAGTGTGCGTCCATCCCATGCAGCGCGTGACGGTGAACGGTTCGACTTGTCCAAGGGTCTGTATTCCAGCATTGACGGGAAGTTTCTTATTCCAGGTGTAGACCACAATTGCCGGTGTACCGCAAGATACATCCTACCCGACGAAACTTGATTAAATCCCCGTTATTCGCGTAGACTCACGTGTAACGGGAAATAGAGAAATTCAATATGACAACGCTGTTAGCATTTTTTACTGATTCAGTGACCTGGGACGATCAGGAGAAATCCGCCGTTTCAGTGCGTGACGGCGTGGTTGAATATCTTGGTTCAGAAATTGGACAAGAACCTGCTGACAAGTTGTTCACCGTTTACCGTTCACCGGCTACCATTGCTAAAATCAATGAACTGATGCCTGGTGTACCGCTGACGAATGACCATGTATCTCTTGATACTGAAGTCACCAATCCAGTAGGTTCAGTTCTGAGTTCGGAAATTATCGACTTCATTGATTCTGACACGGTTGCACACCTTGCACTGCGTAACCGCATCAAGATCAGTGATTCGATAAGTGGGGCGTTACGCACTGGAAAGCGGCAGTTATCACTGGGTTACTTTGGTAAGCTAGTACCGCATGACCGCTGTGACTTCGAGCAGATAGACCTGCTACCGCATCACTTAGCTGTGGTACTGGCTGGCCGTTGCGGTTCAGCCTGTTCTTTTATTGATAAAATGCCTGAAGGGGTGAATACAATGTTTAAAAAGCGTAAAACGGTCGAAGGACTGCATAAAGCTTTCATGGACGCAGAAGGACAACCCAACCTGCAACAAATCGTTGAGATTGCGCAGCAGTTGCCTGAAGCACTGAAAGCCGTTCCAATGGACAAGCTTCAGGAAATCATGCCTGTGCTTCAGGAAATCATCGCACTGACTGGCGCAACCGCACCGGCAGCGGACACCCCTGAAGGTGTCACTGATGAAGAACCTGAAAAACTCAAGGATGAAGAAATCAAGGATGAATCACCTGAAAAACTCAAGGATGAATCACCTGAGATTCCAATCACTGACAGTGCCGAATTCAAAGATGCAGTGTCAGCCGCTTTGAAGCGTCACACTGAAACCATTGAAAAGGCCCGCGGGTTCCTTGACGAATCCTACAGTTTCACCGGCAAATCGACGGCGCAAATCATGCGTGACGCGGTGGCCGTTGAACACGGTAAGCAGCAGTTCACTGACCATGAATTGACGGTAGCTTTCAAGCTGCTGAAGAAAAGCGGTTCCGACCTGCGCAAGTTCGGTGACGCTTCTGCGTTCGCCGGTAAGTTTTCATCCCTCGCTGATAAGGAGCTGTAATCATGGCTTTCACAACTGGATACCTGGGTGACCCGCAACAAGTCGGCGCGGGTGAACGCTTCGGCAACAACAACACCATTCTGTCTGCTACCAACTTTGAAGACGGTCTGACCGTTGGTGTGTTCGCGGGTTACGACTCGGCAACTGATACCATCGTCAACATGACTGCAACCGCAGTTGTTGCTGGTGTCGTCCTGCGCAATGCGGCTGGCCCCGTTGAAGATGGTGCAACCGTTGATGCTACTTTGTATTCCAGCATTGAATACATGCGTCAGGGTCTGGTCACCGTGCGTGTGGCTGCTGGTGAAACACCGGCAAAATTCGGCGCTGTATATGCCGACAACGCAACTGGTGAAGCAACTGCTACTGACACTGACGTGCCGACCGGTGCGGAGTTCATTGAAGAAATCCAAGACGGCGTGTGGCTCATTCACATGGCTGGTAACGTCAATATCACTATTCAAGGGGGCGCATAATGAAACTTGGTAACCTTTACAACCTGGGGTCTTTTGAAGCCTTCTGCGATTCTGCGAGTCGCCAGCAGGGTTTCACTGACGCTTATGCTGGCACCGTGCTGGCACGAAACCTGACCGCCATTGACCCGCGCATTTTTGAAAAGAAGTTCCCTGAACTTGCGCTAATCAACAGTGGCATTGAAGCCGACAACAGCGGTGGTTACGCACGCCGCATTCAGTCACTGCGTTTGCAGGACGTGGGCGGTTTCACCACTTCCGGTGATTCGGCTGACAACAAAGGCAAGATCAGCCTTGCGGGTGAAGATTCATTCCTGCGTGTGGTTGAACGTGAATCACATTCCAAGTGGACTGATTCGGAAATCCGTGAAGCTGAGTTGCAGAACATCAACTTGCCGCAACGCTACATCCAGGCGCACAACGGCATTTACATGCGTGAAATTGACGCCATCGGTCTGACTGGTGGTATTGGCAATGAAGGTCTGCTGAACTACAGCGGCTTTGATTCCGATACGTCCGCAGCCATTGGCACACTGACACCGGAACAAATGTATTCTGCTATCGGTGACGCAATCACTACGCAACGGAACGCAGTGAACAACACGCCTGAATACAGCGGCAACCGTGTGGTCACCAGTGTGGCAGTTCTGAACAAGCTTCAGGCTACCATTCTGAACACTGCTGGCGGTTCCATGAGTGTCCTGGCTGCACTGCGTGCAAACTTCCCTGATGTTGAATTCATTTCCAGCTTCCGCGCAAATGACGGTGGTGCTGGTGGTGTATCTGCAACCGTTGTCTACAGCAACAACAGTGAAGTGATGAAGATGCGTATCCCCCAACCGTTGACCATTGGTGAAATCATCAAACTTGGTAGCTTCGATTACCAGGTGGACAGCAAGTACCGCATTGCAGGTCTTGACGTTCTGGAAGACACTGGCGGGTTCATTCTGACTGGCCTGTAATCACAGCCGCCCTGGCAACAGGGCGGCATTCAAAACAAGGGGAACGTGACAATGACTGAAGAAACCAAAGACGTGGAAGTGAAGCCTGAAGAAGCGGAACAGAAGCAACCCACTACCCGCCGTGGTGCCAAGCAACAACAGGGCGGCATTCAAAACGTACGCAAGGGGAATTTGAACCTTGGCGGCATTCTGCGCATGAAGCCTGAAGAAGTTGTTCAGTTGACCAAAGAACAGAAGGCGGACAAGGTGCTGATGCAGAAGATTGAACGCGGTCTGGAAATCGGCTTGCTGAAGGAAGTCTGACATGATGATTGACGACTTCAAGGCGCGTTTTCCTGAATTCAGCACTGAAGTTGTTGATCAATACTTCCCCCCGATGGAAAACGCTTGGCAGTGCTACTACGGCAGACCGTACACGGCATGCAATAAGGAAATCATCCTGAACCTGCTGGCGCACCTGATGACCCTGGCGCAATCCAAAGGTGCATCATCCGTCCGCCAGCAAAGCAACAGGTCAGTAGGCAGCGTGTCGGTTGGGTTTGAAGCAACCGCCAGCAGCAGTAACCTGACTGACTTCTTCGGGGCAACGAAGTACGGACAAGCTTACTTGTTCCTGACCAGCACACGAAGACGCGCATACTTTGTGTAATACCTTCCGCCCCGTTTCGTCGGGGCTTTTTTTCGTCTAGGATTACGGTATGACACCTGAAGAAACTAAAAAGACAATGGACAACTACCTGCGTGAATTAGAACAGGCTGTAAAGTCGTCCGTGAAGGTTGGTCTACCGTCCGACAAGGTGGGTGATAAAATCTACGGTGATGGTACGTCCATCATGACAATCGGCGCTGGTCATGAGTACGGCACTGAGAACATGCCAGCGCGGTCATTCCTGCGCATGCCGTTTGATTTAAAACGCAAGGAGATTGACGGGTACATTGGTACGCAGTTCAAGGCGGTACTGACTGGCGCACGCACCGCAGATGATGCACTGGAACGGATAGGCGTTAAAGCAGTGAGCATCAGCAGGGCAGCGTTTAGGAATAATGGATACGGGCAGTGGGCAGACCTTGCCGACAGCACCAAAGACGCCAAAGAAAAAGCAGGAAAAACAACCCCGCTGGTCTGGTCTGGTGTCCTGCGAAATGCAATCACATGGAGTATTGATAAATGATTCCGAACGTAGCAGACGCACTGCAAGGCTGGATGCAGTCGGTACTGGTCAAGACGGTCATCACCAGCACGGTGGACTTCCAACAGGTGACTGTGGTCACTGGCAAGCAGGTTGACGCGGTGATTCAGCCGACACAGAAAACCAAGCTGAACGCTGACACCCTGGACTGGTCACAGCCGCATGTCACCCTGCACAGTGAAGAACTGCTGGAACTGGGTCAGGTAGTGGAACACCGTGGCAAGGATTACAAGATTGTTGAATCACAGGACTGGCTTGATTATGGCTACTGTGAAGCCGTGTGTGAAGCTACGCAGCGTCCGGTGATTGAGGTGACGCCATGAGCGCACCCGCATTGATATTGTTGGCACGGGTGGTGCGTGACCTGTTACCGCACCCTGAAGAACTGATCAAGATCGGCAGGGAAGGAATTGTACGTGGTCAGTTTGACAAGGATTACATTGCCATTGACTCACTGGCACCAGCGCAACCGCTGGCACGCGGGAAGTCTTACGATGGTGTTGCAGAAAAGCTGACAATATCCAGCCGCATGCGTCAGGCTGTTACACTGGATTTTTACGGCTTAAACGCATACACTAACGCTGAGAAATTGCAACTATTGCTGAAGTCTGATAAGGCTTTGGATTTACAAGAGCAGCATGTTATTACCGTGGGTGCTGTCAGTCAGGTCACAGACGTTAAGGCTTTGACAGGTCAACAGTATGGTAATAGGGTGCAGGTTGAATTAACTATTCAATATAGCCCGTCCGTGGTTCTTGATGTTCTGAGGATTGACGTGGCGGTTGTTGAAGTATTGTCAAATTGAGGAAAAATCAATGACTGCCAGTATCACGAATATCATTAACGTAGCCTTGATTCCAGAAGGTCAAGCAGCAGCCCGTGACAACATGAACGTGGTTGCCATCATGACCAGTGAACAAGGTGTTCTATCCACTGCTGAACGCTACCGTGCGTATCGTGACAGCAAAGCCGTTGAAGCTGACTGGGGTACTGCAAGTGCAGTGTCACAGTATGCCAACGTGTTCTTTGACACCAAGCCGAACGCGGTCAACTTCAGCGGTACGCTTATCATCGGCTTCCACCGTGGCGCTGCTGAAACCGTGGCGGCAACCGCTGCTATTTTGCGTGGCCCCCAGTTGCAAGAAGCATCCACCATGCAGGCGCTGCAAGCCATCAGCAATGGTTCCTTTGTCGTTGATGTTGACGGCATTGAACAGACCGTTGCAAGTCTGGACTTCCGCACTGCTGTTGATTTTGATGATGTTGCAACGCTGATCAATACGGAAATTGCCGGTGCTGACTTCGTGCATGAAAATGGCCGCTTCATTCTGACCAGCAGCAGCACGGGTGTAGCGTCCGTTCTTGGCTACTTCACTGAAGAAGGTGCGGGTGAGTTCATCGGCAACATTCTTGGACTGTCTGACGGTTCCGGCGCATTCCTGCGTCAAGGTTTCGATGAAGAAACATTGCCTGCTGAAACCAAGCTGGAAGCACTAAGCGTGCTGAAGTCTGAGGTGAACTACAAGGGTGTGTGTTTCATTGACCTTGTGCTTGATAACGAAGTGCCGACCATTGCCGCATGGGCGGGTGCCAACAGCGTTATTTTCTACAACGTCTTTACTGGTGCCAACTACCTGACCATTGGCACCACTAACCCAGTTTGGCAGGTGCGTCTGTCTGGTCAAAGCAACTTCCGCTGTCTGTACAGCAAGTCAGGCAACCGCAAGCTGGCAGTGACTTACATGGCACGCACACACACCGTGAACTTCAACGCTGAGAATAGCGCTATCACGATGAACCTGAAGACCCTGGCGGTGCCTGCTGAAGAATACAGCCAGACAGAAATCAACAATGCCAAGCGCGTGGGTCTGGACATTTACACCAGCGTCAAAGACGTGCCGGTGGTTCTGACCAGTCACGCCAATGACTTTGTTGATAACGTCTACAACCTGACAGCGTTTGTTGATGCAGTGCAGACCGACATGTTCAATCTGCTGAAACTGACTGGCACCAAGATTGCGCAAACCCGTGACGGTGTGAACAAGCTGATTGACCAGGGTGAAAAGACCACACGCGGCTTCGTGCGTGCTGGCGTGTTTGCACCAGGTACATGGTCGAGTCCTGACAGCTTCGGTGACATTGAAACCTTCCTGCGCAACATTGAGGAAAACGGTTTCTACTGGATTGCTGGACGCTTGGCAGACCAGCCGCAATCTGACCGTCAAGAACGCAAGTCGCCTGTATTACAGGCTGCTGTCAAGAACGCTGGCGCGATTCATAGCGTCGATGTAATCATCAACTTCAATCTATAAGGGCTGAATCATGAGTGTAATTTCACTTGCTGCTGATAGCACGTCGCTGATTCTCAACGGCGCTGGTATCACCCAATTCGCTGAAGGCGACTTCATCACTCTGACACCGGTCAACCCGAAAACTGGCCGTGTCAATTCGTCTACCGGCGTCAACATCAACAACCGCATGGACGGTGACGTGTTTGACTTGGTGGTTCGTGTGCAGAAGTACGGTTCTGATGACGTACTGCTGCAAAGTTGGGTCAACAGCGCTGCACCTGTTGTCATCAATGGTTCTGCCAAGGAATCATTCAGCCGTGACGGACAGGACTTCACTGAGTCCTACACGCTGGATGCTGGCAGCTTCACTACGCAACCAACCGACACCAAGAACAACCAGGACGGCAATGGAATGATGGAATACACCATTCAGTTCCGCCGTGCCAAACGTAATCTGTAAGGGCTGAATTATGAGCACTACTGAAGAACAGCAAGGAATGGAAATGATCAAAGCCGTCTATGACGATGGCTTTGCAGAAATCAACGGGCGTGAATATCACTTCCTGAAGATGCGGCACGAACAGCGGAAATCTGTTTTTGCATACTTCACTTCCATCCAGCACGAAATCAAACGGGGCAATCACAGCTTCCTTGTTGACCCGCTTTTCAAGAGTTTGGAAAAGCAGATCCTCAATGCGCACGTCACGTTTGATGACAGTCTACTGGCGAAGCTTCCAGAACACTGGGATGACAACCCGCAAGACTATCTGATGTTCGTGACTACTGCCCTGGCGGTGTTCAGCTACCCTTTCATGCCCGCCAGCGTTACCGCCTCACAATCCCCAGCCGTGGTAGCGCAGAAAACTTCATCCAAAAAACCAATGTAAGTGATGAAATGTTCACGTACCTTGCGCTGGTGAAGGCAGGGTACGGAACGCTGGCGGAACTGAAGGAGCTGGACACACCGGAACTGCTGGATATCATTGAATTTGAAATGATCACAGCGGACATTGAACACTACAGAATGGAGCAGGCACGCAATGGCGGTCGTTAATGAAGTCGTTACCCGATTCAGTTTTGAAGGCGACCTGAAGCCACAGCGGGACTTTAATCAGGGTCTGACCAGTTCCATCAAGTTGCTTAGTGGAATGGCAGCAGGCGTCACGGCGGCGGCTGGTGCCATGTTCGCCTGGGCAAGTAGTGTCTTTGATTCGCTTGACCCGATGGTGCAGTTGTCCCGTGAAACTGGTGTGGCAATTGAAGCCATTCAAGAACTGGGTTTTGCCGCTGACACCAACGGGTCAAGCCTTGACGCGGTGTCCGCGTCGTTGCGCGAAGTCACCAAGCGTGTAGGTGAATTTGAACAGCTTGGTGGTGGGCCAGCAAAGGAAGTTGTTGAACAGCTTGGTATTTCATTCCGTGACGCCACGGGTGAAATTAAATCTGCTGATCAGGTCATGCTTGACTTGATGGACACGATGCAAGGCATGAGTCAGGCCGAACGGTTCAGCGTGCTGGACAAGATGGGTATTGACCAGTCACTTGTACAGATGCTTTCCCTAAGTGGTGATGAAATGGACAGCCTGACCGCACGTGCGCGGCGGTTGGGTATAGTGACGCAAGAACAGGCTGACGCGGTAGCCGATTACAACACGTCCCTGGGTCATCTTAAATTCGGCATGCAGGGTATTCAGAACATGGTTGCCGTGGGCTTTGCGCCTGTGATGGGTGACCTTGTTGAACGCTTTGTGGAGCTGCTGGAAGCCAACCATGACTTGATTGTGAACGGTCTGACGTGGTTGGGTGATGTTGTCACGTCAACTGTTGGCATGCTTCAGCGTATGTGGCCTGTCTTTGCTGCAATTGCCGCTGGTTTCGTGATTGCCAAGGTTGCCGCTATCGGCTTCGGTGGCGTCATGAGTGTGGTTCTTTCACCGGTCGTGCTTATCACCGCTGCACTGGTTGCCGCCATCCTGATCATTGATGACCTGATTGTTGCCTTCCAGGGTGGCAAGTCCGTCATTGCAGACTTCTTTGAATCGTTCTTTGGTATCGACATTCGCCCCGCGCTTCAGGCTATCGTGTCGGCGGTGATGGAAATGGTTGATTTGATTGTTCGACTGTTCGCCCCCGCTGTTGATGCGGTCATGTCCATGTTCAAAGCCATTGTGGCATTGATCAAGGGTGACTTCAGCGGTGCCTGGGGTCATATCACTGACGGCTTATCATCCATGCTTGAATTTTGGGGCGGACTGTTCACAGCATGGCGTGATGGTGTCGTGGCTTTGATTGAAGGCATTGCGAACCTGCTTGTTGCAGGACTCACAATGGCGCTTGATAAGCTGGCTGACGCATTCCAGGCGTGGATTGACTGGATAAGCGGACTGTTCGGGCGGATGCTGGATGGCATCATGGGTATGTGGGGGCGCGTCACTGATTACCTGAAAAGCAAGATGATGAATATCTTGCCTGATTGGGCAGTTCGCCTGATTGGTGGGGGCGGCGGTGACGCTGTTGATGAAGAAACAATCAGACGTGAAGCTGAAGCAGCCAGTACACTGACTGCTGGCTTTGACCGTAATGAAGCGGTAGACCGTGGTACTACACAACAATCATGGAACAGCAACATTGACCAGAATGTTGAAATTCATATTGCCACGAATGACCCGCAACGGGCTGGTGCAGCGGTGCAGGACGCATTGCAGCAGCAGTTGAAAGATTCACGCACAATGAGCAACAGGGGTGGAATGTGATTCGGGAATTCATCCAGGGGCGCATTAAGTCACTGACAGGTGGTAATTCTGTATCGGGTGAAGTCGGCATTGGCGGCTTCACCCTGTTTGCCCGTGTCAGCGATGCAGCATCATATTCAGCGCAAGTGCCAACACAGGTGCTGGAAGACGGCAGTGTTGCAACTGACCATATCATCAATGACCCGCTGGTGTTCACCATCAGCGGTGACGTGAGTGATACGCATATCCGCCTTGCACCCCCGCTGACGTTCGGCATTCCAAGTGACAGTGCAGCGGGTCAAGTGGTGGCACTGCTTCCCGCACGCACGCAATCCCAATTGGGGAAAATCCGCAGTATTGGTGAAAGCGTCATGGATGCCGTTGACCGTGCTGACCGTTTGATCAACATCGGGCGCAACGTGTTTGACACGTTCAACCCACCAGCATCAAGCAAACCGCTACGTGAACAGTTCGTGGACTTCCTTGAATCGGTGTACTACGGCAAGCAGTTGATTACAGTTGACGCTGCATACCGCACGCACGACAACATGGCAATCACGTCACTGACAATCAACCGTGACAATCAGGCCGAATCAATTCGGTTTGAAGTGGTGGTGCAGAAAGTGGACTTTGTAGAACTGATTTACACTGACATTCAGCAGTTCTACAAGGCACCAGCACCAGCGGCACAGGCGTCAGTTGCGGGTGCGACTGAACAAGGCGTACAAGACAAGACCGCTGAAGCGGCTGGCGAGTCACAGACCCGTTCACTTGCTTCAGCCATATTCGGGCGATGACATGATTAGAGTAGACAACATCACCGCAGACCCGTTCCAGCGTCACACCTTGCTGATTGAACAAGGTCAAGTGCGACTGGAACTGCGTTTCTTGCCAGCGGTGCAAATCTGGATTATGGGCGTGGATTATCGCGGCAAGATTCAGCGCGGAATCAAGCTAAGTGCGAACGTGCATCATATCCGTGGCTTCAATTACCCGTTTGATTTTACGGTGGTGCTGACTGACGACAGCGGCATTGACCCGTTCAGGCGCGATGACTTCGACACAGGCCGTTGTGAACTGTACTTCATCACGCCTGAAGAAATGGAACAGGTGCGCGGTCTTGAGGTGTCACAGTGACGGCGGTGCGGCGGTTCCTGCGTGACTACAGGCTAACGGTGGGTGTCGGCAGTCAGGCGGTGACAATCATCCCACCAATGGCAATCACTTTCAGCGCAACCAAAAGCACTGATGTAACGCTGAACAAGCTGATTGTGAAAATCTGGAACTTGAAGCAATCCAACCGACTGGCACTGATTAAAGATGAAGACGATAAAGAATACATACCGCTGGAATTGTCAGTAGGTTATCAGGGGCAGCTTCAGTTGTTGTTCCGTGGTTCCGTCCACAAGGGCGAACATGCGCGTGAAGGTGCTGACTTCGTGAACACCATTGAATGCCTGGACGGCGGCAATGACACACTGAACAGCTTCACCAGCGTAGTGGTGCGGGGTAAAGATCAGGCCATCCGTGCAGCGCTTGGTGACATGCCGAACACACAGGAAGGTGCAATCACCAAGCATGCCGAACTGGTAAGACCCAAAGTACTGGTGGGCAACAGCGCACGCCTGATAACCAACATGCTTGACCCTGATGAACGATTCTTCATTGATGATGAACAGGCGTTCGTGTTGCGCAATGATGAAGTACGCAGTGACGTTGCACCGCTGGTGTCGGCACGCACAGGATTGCTGAACACACCGCAATCAAGCAAGGGTGAAGTCACTTTCCAGACCGTAATGAATCCGGCATTGAAGGTTGCGGGTTTGTGTAAATTGGAAAGCAAAACGGCACCAGACCTGAATGGTGTTTATAGAATGGAACAAATCAATTATTCTGGTAGTTATGCCGGAAACGACTGGATGCAGACCGTGACCGCCAAACGCGCACCGAATTACAAGGTAGTGGCTAATGAGTGAAGAACTGTATCAGGTACTTGATGATAAGATTTTTGAAGCGCTGGCGAACCTGCACACCATGACGGTAGCACGGGTGACGGTGGTTAGCGCTACAACCATCAACTGCCAGCCGGTAATCAATCGGGTGGTGGACGGTGTATCTGTGTCACTGCCTGAATTCATTGAAGTGCCGCCTGTGTTCATGCAGGGTGGCAGCAGCTACACAGCGCACCCTATCGCACCAGGTGATTACTGCCTGTTGCTGATTACTGAACGATGTTTTGACCGCTGGTATGCTGGTGCTGATTTTCAATCACCGCTTGAAATGCGCATGCACGACTATTCAGACGGTTTTGCGCTGGTGGGTGTCAACCCTGCTGCTGCTGCAATTCAGATACCGCAAGTCATCACGCACATTGGTGACACGTACCAGCAGGGTGACTACGTGCATGACGGCGACAGAACGCAGACAGGCAACCAGACAGTAAACGGTGACGTGACCATCAACGGCAATCTGACGGTGAATGGTGATATCAACTGCACGGGTAAACTGACGGTTCCAGCCGCTACCATTGGCGGTATTGACTTTGGTACGCACGTACACCCTGAGAATGACAGCGGTGGCCCAACTGGCCCACCACAGTAATGGAGAACAGACAATGAAGGTGTCAGGGCTTGACCGCAACAATGACTGGCGTTTTGGACGCGGCCTTGCTGTGTATGTTCAGGATAGTGACGCAATCCGCCAGAACGTAGCAACGCGCATTCGTTCCTTTGCCGGTGATTGGTTCCTTGACGTGACTGCAAACATTCCGTGGATTGAATTACTGGGGCGGCGGGACAGTCGGGAACAGGTATTGCGTGAAGTGGAGCGGGTCACGCTATCAACTGAAGGTGTGGTGCGCATTCTTCATATTGAAATGGAACACAACCGCCGTGACCGCACTGCCATCATCAATCTGAGCTTTGAAGATATTTTCAACGTCCAGCAAACTATAAGTGAGCCTATCGAACCATGAAACCACAGTTCACAAGTAACGGTGTAGCCATCCAGACGTTTGAAGAAATCTTTGAAGAACTGGCGACTGGCTACCGTGGCATTTACGGACAGGATATCAACCTGTCACAAGAGTCACCAGACGGGCAGCGGGTGGGCATTGAAGCCCGTGCCATTCTGGACGTGCAGCAATTCTGCATGGCGCTGTCAAACAGCTTTGACCCTGATTTTGCATTCGGGCAGGGCTTGGGCAAGA